CAGCAATAATTTTATAATTATCATAAGTTGAATTTATGTATGTGCTATCTATATCAAAGTTTGCTACACCAGATGAAGATGTAGATGTTAGTAATTTAACTAACCCACCAGCTCCACTTACTGTACCTGTAAAAGCATAAGTATCGGCTAGGTTCATTGATTCAGCTTGTATTTTACTTAATGGCATAATCTATTCCTTTGGGTATTTATCCTTAATTGCTTTAATTGTTGCTTTCCATCCATCAATTCCATTGTGATATATATCATCTAATTGATCTTGCATTGATGGGTATTCTCGCTCTCGCTTTTCTGCATATGTTAACTCTGGTGGAGTTGGATTAGCAAAAGAGCCATCACTTTGCTTTATCTGACCACATACAATATTATCAGATACTTCCTCAAACCCATCTTCTTGGTAAGGTTGTTTCTGTGTAACTATATTATCAACTATTTTAACCCAAGCCATTATGCTACCTTCCATATTTTAGCCGAAGCAAATACTGATGCTTGACCATCTGTTATTCCACTACCATATCCAAATCCATTAGCTTGTGTTCTTTGTGTCCACACCTGAATCTCAAAAACCTTTTGTGCTGATATAGTAAAACGACCATCAATATGAACTGAGCCACTAGCACTATCGCCTTGAGATACAAACATTGGATGACCAATTAAATCGTAAGTGCTATCTGTTGTATTTCTTAAAACTATTTTAGATTCATTTGTTCTGTATAGAATAGTATTAGCACTTAAATAATATGTACCACTTGGTAAGGTTATTTGATTACTAGATAATGATGCTCCTGTTATCTCATTTGTTTTTACTGTGTTATAAGGAATTTTAATAAAATTTAATGTCGTTGTTCCTCCACCACCTGTTGCTGTAGCTTGCTGATTTACAACATGTAATAATGCACTTTCATATACACCACCACTTGGCTCTGCAAAAGTATTATCACCTCGTAAAAATGTTGTAGCATCTTTTGTTCCTGTAGCTGATAACTCTCCTGTACCCACACTACCACTAGCAGGATTTATTGTACCTACTGCTCTACCTAAATATACACAGTACATATCGTCTGAACTTGAAGTTGCGGCTGTAAGTGTTAATGCAGTACCAGATGCACTATAAGCATAAGTCGGCTCTTGTCTTACATTGTTAATAAATAAAGCTATGTCGTTAGCTGAACTAACACTTTGAGATAATGTGTAACTTGTAGTCGCACTAGTAGTAAAATCTTGTTTGGCTAGTGTTTGAAATGATGTTGATGGTTGTACTCCTACATATGGCATTGCTCTATCCTATGAACTAATTGCATCTACTGTACTTACCCATACATCTACAGAACTTGCTGTATCACTTATTACTTTTAATGCATCTCCAGATTGTACTACAAACTTAGCTCCACCATCTAATACTTGTAAAGCAGAACCAGCTGGTATGCTAACATCCTTCACCAGGTAAATGTCGTTTGACCCATCGTTAATATAACAGGAAGCTGTGATCGCATTTGTTGTTACATTAGATAAACTAATTCCAATTACTGTATCGTAACTATTAGCAGTAAATAAAGTAACAGCTGCTGTGCCTACTGCATTACTCGTATATCGTCTAAAATCCTGTGCCATATTTCTCCTTTATAAAGCTATACTCATTGCTATTGAAAATCCAGCAGTTACTTCTCCAGCTGGTCCTTGAGGACCTGTCGCACCTGTAGCTCCTGTCGCACCTGTAGCCCCTGTCGCACCTGTAGCTCCTGTAGGACCTGTAGCTCCTGTAGCTCCTGTTGGTATTCCTAATGTTAAATTAAGTGTATCTCCACTAACAGTTGCAGAACCTGTTGCACTAGCTCCAGCTGATAAAGTAGTTGTTGTTACATTACAGGTTGTTACACCCTTACTTAATAAAGTTAAATCCGTACCACCTGTATTGTAGCCAATGACCTTATTGGCATTATCGGAGGCTGTATCGTTGTAGGGTACAGTTAGGCTTGGTGCTGTTGATCCTGTTACAAACTCAGGTAACTGTAATGTTCTGTCAATCTTTTCTTCAAACTGTTGCAACACCATAATAGTATTATCAAAATCTGTTTCTAATGATGCAGCTGTAAATGAAGCTCCTGTAGAATAAACACTTTCCCTTGATAAAGGTTTGTTAGCGAGGATGGTTAGTTTTTGTCCTGAAGTCGGAGCTGAAGAATAATCAACTGTTCCTGTTCCGTCAGCGGCTATTGTTACTGAATAGTCTGCCGATAGAGTCTGCGTTGTTTCGCCAAGAATTACTTTTAGTTCTGAGTCAGTATTAATCTGAAAACTAAACGCAAAAGCAGTTTGGCTACCATTGGTTGTATATTGAACCCTGCGGTTTGTATCGTTAATGTTAAATGTTGCCATGTAATTCTCGCTTATAATATTTATACACTATATAACCCATATTATCAATCCTTACTTCTTCAAAGCATCTATTCTAACTTTTAAACTAGGATACTTTTTCAATAATAAATGTTTACCACTTTCTCTAGCATCTGCAAGTATACTATTAAGTCTTATATAACGATCCTCTAAATCACTTACTTGATAATCATTCTTTTTTATTTCAGCATTTAATTTTGTTAATAAACTTTCGTTTGGATTGTATCCTTTATCATTCTCACCTAGATGAACATTTTTACTAAGTTTGTTTGAGTTATTTATAAAACGAATATGGTCGTTGATTTGTTCAGCAGATAGTTGTACACCACCTATTTTTTCTTTATGCCTTGTAAAAGTTCCAATTCTTCTTTCAGATAAAAATGTTAATTCTTCATTAAGTTCGGTAAATTGTGGATTAGATATTCTGATTGGTGAAACTAAATTATAGTTTAGACCATCACTTTGTTGTTTTACTTCTCCCCACATATTTAAACCATCTGGTAAAGTTTCAGAAAAACGAGGATTTCTACTTAAAGCCTGATTATAAGATTCATAAAAACCTTTCATTACAGTAGGTAAATATGCATATTCCGCTTTAATTAATTGTTCTTCAGAAAGTTTTGTACTTGAAGCATCTGGATTTTTTATTCGGTCTATTAAACCTGAAAGGGCTGTAGCACCAACAATATCAATACCAGGTGTATATAAATCCACCATACCTGTAGCTGTAAACACAACATCAGATGCTTTTTTAACAAGAAATTTTCCCATGCGTTCACCAAAACCTTCTGGAACTCCGTATGGATTACCAGCTGCTTTAGCTAATTCTGAAACACCTTGAAGAAATGGCATATTAGTTGCGTATTGAGCTGCCGCTAAAGTTCCTGATTTGAATATATTTTCTAAATCAATTAAGTTTTGACTATCAGAGTTTTGTGCATAGTAAGCATAGTCGGCTGCCATAGATAAAACTGCTGACATAGGGTCAAGTCTAGAAAAAGTATAACCAACATAAGTTCCATCATCTTGTTTAAAATTAATTGAATATCTATCTATACCCATACCTGTTAAGTATTTTTGTGCTTTAGGGTCACTTGGACCACTACCAACAATTTTGATATTATCACCAAATTGACCCATAGCTATAGCTACCATAATACCAAATGTGGAATTACCTACTAATAGCTTGGACATAGCTCTATCAAATTCTCTACCAGATGGTCCTGTTTGTCCTGGTAATTTTCCTTTAAGTGCTTTATATACAGGTGACCAATTAAGAGTTCTGTCAAATGCTTCTTTCATAATGTTTGTTGGTGTTTTACTAAATGGAACAATCATTTTACCACCAGGTACTGTGTTAGCTAATTGTACAAAACTCGCCCAATATCCTTCTGGATTACCTTGAAATGTTCTAATTTTAGCTTCTTGAGCCATCATATCTTTTATAGATTGATTAGGTTCAAGTAATGTATTTGCATAAGCATTTTGTCCTAAATCTTTAGCTTCTGCTTTACTTAATCCACTTCTTCTTGCATTATCATAAGCCATAGCACTTTCTCTATAAGCCTCTCTATACAATACTGCTCGTTCAGATATAACTTTAAAAAACTCATCCTCCGAACCTAGAAATCTTCCTGGCAATCTAGCAAGTATTCCAAGTATATCTACAACAGCCATTGGATCACCCTCTGAAATACTTTTTGTTATGTGAGCAATATTATCTGTTCTACCTATAGCTCTTCTGTTTTTAAGATCAATTTTACTTGCAAAATCTCCTGCCTCACCTGTAACCATTGATGAACCAAAAGCTCTAAAAGCATCTTTTAAAGCCATCATCATTCCATGAGATTCAGCAGCAAACTCTCCTTTGTATACTCTATCTCCAACAACTCCTCTTTTGCCTCCGAGTGTTCTGACTTCACCAATTATTCCAGCTACACCAGCTTCAGCTGCTTGTTGAATTTGAAATACAGCATTACCAGCTGTATTAACAATATGTGTTACAGGACTTGAGAGTATACCATTTATAAATAATTCCATCAAAGTATCATAAGTTCTTAATGCAAAACTATTTCTTGCGTATTCTGCTCTGCCAGGACTTGGTAAAGATAAAAATGTTTGAGCATGAAAATCTATCATATTATCGTCAAGATTGTTTACAAACTCATCTATTCTATTTGTATAATCATTTAAATTAATATTTTCTAATTTTTGTGTCGCTGATATAGCTCCTAAACCTCTACCATATTCAGATACAGCTCCAGATACCTGACCGAGTAAATTTGTTTGTAGTGATACAAGTAATTTAAATTCTTTAAATAGTTCTTTTTTCTTTTCAGGGTTAGTTGTTTTAAGTATGACTTTTGATTTTTCCTCTAAGTCTTGACCAAGTTTTAGGGTTGCTATTAAACCACCTAAAGTATCTTCTACCCTAGGAACTTCTCCAGGTTTTCTTGATAGTAATTTATAAGCTATTTTATCAAATCCATTAGCTTCTGCTGCCGCAACCATTGTTTCTATTGTTTGTTTTGGTCTGCGTAAAAACTCAAATAATTCTTTGTTATCATCTTTAATTTTTGTTAAAAGTTCTGCTAGATTTACTTTATCTAACCCTTTTGCTTTCATAACAACTTTAGCTATATTAAGACCTGGTCCATTATATCCATTGAGTTTTAATGATTCATTAAGAGCTTTTACAGCATCGGCACTTGCACCCTTAATAAGTATTTCACCACCTTTACCTTTTGATATTTCGTCATCAGGTGCAGAATATTTTCTTATTTCTTTTTGTACATCTTCGGCTTTGCCAAGTTGTTGAGATAGATATTCAAG